TTTTTTTTTTTCGCTTAATTAATTAAGCGTCTTTGTATCTGAAAGTAACATTAGTTTCAATACGTAAGGGTGCTTGGTCGGACGCATCCGCGCCTCCTACATAGGTGAACCCACACGCGAGGAATGGAGCAAAATTATCAGGGAACTTATCATCATTGGATGAGTAACGAAGTTTCTTTGGAACTGGTATATTAAATACATAATTACGTTCAATGTGTCTGTTAGCAAAGCCACCTCCACCTTCCGTTACGGCTGGGTTTTGGTAGTAACCAACATCTCTTATCATTACAGGTGTTTTAACTCCTCCCTTGATCGGTCGGAGTAAGGTCGTATTTAGACGACCAACTACATATTGCTGACGCTGACCTGTGAAAGAGTTTACGTCTCCTGCCTCAGAAGGATCCTCCTGAGTGCTCTCTTGGGCTGATGTACGCCAAAAGAACGGGACTGTGGTATCGTAGTTATTCTCGGTGAGTTGTACGTTATTGCGGATATTTTTATTATGACCTATAAAGAGGTACGGTTGGATAGCTCCACGGTCGGCAGCGCCTAGACCCTGGGGAGTTTCATCTGACTTAATATAAAGCTTTACACGTAGCTGTAAAGATACAGGCATTATAGAATTGCCCATGCGGAAGGGGGAATTAGCCAACGGGGTTTCGTTGCTGTCGCCTTGCAAGATGGGACAAAGTAAAGGCTTGATAGAAAGTTCTGAAATAGCGTTACGAAGGGTGTAAGCCGTGTCCCCTGCACCCGATGTAGGGGTAAAAAGCATGTAGCGTAGCTCTTTGGTTTCCATTTTACGATCAACACGTCTATCGACGAGAGAGCGCATTGGCGCTGAAAGTTTGGAGGGCATCGGTATAGGGGCAGGCTTGTTCTGCGACGCATATACTGGCGGAGTTTTCTTAGAATTAGCGGGAGCGGTAGTACGCTTCGCTTTATGAGGCTTCTGACGGAAAGGCATTGTTTTAATATATAGACTGAGATTTTTTTTTTTAATTTAATTAAAATTAATTTCTTAAAGTAATATAAAAGATGGCGAAAAATGCAGTATCCGTTTGGGATTTTTCTATAAGTAGAGAGAAATGTAGTATTGAGGAACTCAAAATCTCATTAAAAGAGCATTGTAAAAAATGGGTTTTTCAAGAAGAGGAAGGCAAATCAGGCTATAAGCACTTTCAAGGAAGGGTTAGTTTAAAAGTTAAAAATAGAAAGGGACCAAATTTAGGTTATGCGGAGCATTGGTCGGTTACAAGTGAAGCAAATAAAGATAACGATTTTTATGTGACTAAGGCAGACACAAGGATAACAGGTCCTTGGTCGGATAAAGATGCGTACATACCTAAACAAGTAAGGAATATTACATTAAGGAACTGGCAACAACAAATTATTGATGATAGAACAACCTGGAACACCAGGCACATAAATTGTATCATTTGTAGGTCGGGGAACATCGGTAAAAGTACCTTAGTTACGTATGCAGGAGCACACGGGTTAGCAAGGAGAATTCCAATGTTAGATGCATACAAAGATTTTATGAGAATGGTTATGGATACGCCTAAGAATAGACTTTATCTAGTGGATTTTCCTCGCAGTTTGAATAAGATACATTGTGCTGGTTTTTGGAGCGCTATCGAAACGGTAAAAGATGGTTACGCTTATGACGATAGATACGGGTTCAAAGAAGAATACTTTGATTGTCCTAATATTTGGGTTTTCATGAATAGGGAGCCTGATTACGAACTCCTTAGCAGAGACAGATGGATACTCTGGGAGGTCTCAAATGGCGCGCTAACGCGCTGTAATACTAATTTTGAGACCACCGGCACAATTGGAACAATTGACGACCCCGAATAAGAAGTACATTAATTGTATCATATAATGTTTCGCTGCGCTGGAACGCGCGCTCAACACACTCAACACGCTGAAAAGCGCGTGTTTCGGAACATATTTTTTTTTTTCGCTTAATTAATTAAGCGTCTTTGTATCTGAAAGTAACATTAGTTTCAATACGTAAGGGTGCTTGGTCGGACGCATCCGCG